AATCGTCTTGAAGACGAGCGAAATGTGTTCCGAGTACAAAAACTTTTCCTGTTGTGCGATCACATGCAACGTACGGAAGACTACAATCTCCACGTTCGCCCTGTGATCCAACACAAACAAGATAATCATCTATCTTCCATCGGATTTTCTTTCCTTCATCCGTGGTAAGTTGATCTTCGTAGGCGACTCCAGGTCGCAGATTGTTACCGGTAACACATTGGATACTAGTAACACCCTTCTTTATAGTTTTATGGACTCGAGCTATTTGGTAACGCTCCAAGTCAAAATTCTCAAATTCAGCACGAGACATAAATTTGAGGTTGGGAGAAGGGTTGACGGAATCAGGAAGATCCATAGCAATTTGATCTCGTCCTTCAAGACGAGTGAGGGTGACTTTAGTAGATGGTAATCTATGGAGTGTTGTGTCACCGTTGAGGATTTGAACCTCATTAAAGTTAAGTCCATAGACTTCGAAAAAGTGAGCGGTTATAAATACGCGAGATCCAGAGATCAAGCCGTATGTTGAACATGACTTATCGGAGTCATAAATAAATTTAAATCCTAATATATTAAGACCAACTTTATTAATATGTGCAGCTATATTTTGTTGTAATGTGGCTTGATAAGCTAGCTGCTTATTTTCATCAAGCTTTTCAAACTCTCCAGTGTCAAATTTGTGAATTCTAGTTTCAGTTGTTGGGACGCCAAGAGAATTTGTCTTCGTCTTCTTTTTCTTATCACCCGTTTTCTTTTTTCGGGCTTGAAATCGTATTTTATGAGATTTGTTAAGACGAGCAAGTTGACCTTTTGAAAGAGACTGTAGATCAACGACAGGTTTAGGAGGAGTAAAAATCCAAGTGAGAAGAGAAGTCAATCCAAAATAAGTCAAGACAGCAGTGAGAGTGAAAGCAATAAGAGAAGCGAAAGAAGTGAATAAATAATAATTTTGATCGCTTTTACCTAACCACGCATCCCAATCAAAAATAATAGATGTAAGTATAGAAGCGCG